AGTTGCTACGTCCGGGTGCAAAGTGGGAAATCTCAAACAACGTCTTTACCCGTTGGGAAGACCCAAGACCTTGCCCATCGATTGAAGAAGTCTATTGGGTGATTGATAAGATTAAAGAATTTGAGGATAGTATTCCTACGATGTGGCTACCAGAGCAACTAGAACAGATGGGTATGCAGATGAAAGAGATTGAGGAAGCCATCGGATGAATATCCACCACTTATTTCCTACGCCTGTGGGGATGTTTGACCTAGACCGACCACTAACGGATGAGGAGTTGTTATTTGTTAGAGGTCAGGAAACTAGAGCAAACGAGGGCAACACGACCAGCAAGAATAACTTTGTGCTGCGTGACCCTACGATGACTTCTTTGCGTGGTTGGCTTGAGGATTGTGTGGCTGAATACTTTAAGGCAACCAGCAACCCAAAGCACGACGTTGACCTGCGGATTACACAGAGCTGGTTTAACTATTCAGAGCAGGGGCAATGGCATCACAAGCACGCTCATCCGAATAGCTTTGTGTCTGGCGTGTTCTATCTGAACACGAATCCAGATGACAAGATTTTCTTTTATCGTTCTGGCTGGCAGCAGATTAAATTCCCACCTGAAGAATGGAACCTATACAACTCTGAATCTTGGTGGTTTGAGGCGATTACAGGGCGGTTGATTCTGTTCCCATCGTCGTTAGAGCATAACGTGCCGACGGTAACGGGTGATGATGTAAGAATAAGTATGTCGTTTAATACATTCCCTGTGGGTGTTGTAGGCGATGAATTGAGTTTGACCGGATTAAAACTGGAGGCTTAAAGTGGCTCACTTTGCTGAAATTGACGCTAATAACGTGGTGTTGAGAGTTATCGTTATTGATAACAAAGACACATCAGACGCTAATGGTGTCGAAAAGGAACATATTGGTGCTGCTTTCTGTGAGCGTTTATTTGGTGGTACTTGGAAGCAGACCAGTTATAACGGGAATATGCGAAAGCACTACGCAGGTGTTGGTTATACCTATAACTCTGTACGAGATGCGTTTATTCCTCCACAGCCTTACCAAAGTTGGACGCTTGACGATGATGCTAACTGGCAACCACCTGTAGCAATGCCTACTGATGGTCAGAAATATAGCTGGAATGAAACAACTCAGACTTGGGATGTGATGGCTTAAATGTTTGGATTCATACCGTTTTCGGCTGGTACGTTTGCTAGTACAGGTGACAGACCTGTATTAGCGTCTGCGTCTATTACAGCTTCGGCAACGGTATCAGGATCAGCGTTTGTAGACCACAGGGCTAATGCAGCGGTATCTGCTACTGCTACTGTTACAGCGGCTGCTAGAGCCGATTACAGCGTTAATGGGGCGATTTCTTGTGCTGCTACGGTAACTGCTGATGCTTACCGTATTGTCCACTTCAGCGGGGCTATAAACGCTTCTGCGACGGTTACAGCAAGTGGCTTCAGGCAGGTCTTTGGCAATGGCTCGGTTACTTGTTCTGCAACAGTAACGGCTAGAGGCAATAACACGATTATCGGCTCTGCTGCGATAACGGCAAATGCTACTGTTTCTTCTAGTTCTACAGTCATGCGTTATGGCAATGCGGCTATAACGTGTACGGCTACGGTTACGGCAAGTGGTATCAGAACGCTAACTGGTGTTGCGTCAGTTGATGCTACGGCTGATGTAACGGCTAATGCTACGGTTTCGTTCTTCCCTGCTGCGAGTATTGCTGTTAGTGTAACGGTAACGGCTGATGGGATGATTGTTGGTGAGGAATGGTCACCACTTACCCCTGAAACGAATGTTTGGACTGAACAATCTGCGAGTAATGATAGCTGGACTGCTATTACAGCGAGTTCGGATTCATGGACAAATACGAATCCAAGTTCAAATACTTGGGAATTAAAGCCTACTGGAACTGATACATGGCTACGACAAAACTAAATTTTGGAGAATGGTTGCCAGATCAGCCCGGAGTTACAGGGGCGGTGACGGATGCTAAGAACTGTTATCCGGTTGCTAACGGATATGCGCCATTTCCTAGTGAAGCTAACTATTCGGATGATGCTGCTCAGGCTCTATTGATTACGTTTGCTGGTAAGTTTGGCGGTGCTACGACATTGTTTGCTGCTGGAGCTACTCAGATTTACAAGTTTGATAGCTCTGACGCTAGTTTGGATGCGGCTACAACTACTGGATATTCGGCTGTAGAGTCATGGGATGTGACTCAGTTTGGCGCAAAGGTCATTCTGGCTAACGGAGCAGATAGGTTGCAGTCTTGGACGTTGAACTCGTCTACGAATTTCGCTGATTTAGCGGCTGCTGCACCTAGAGCTAGGTTTGTAACAGTCGTTAAAGACTTCGTTGTAGCGGCTAATGATCCGGGTGGTGACGAGAACAAGGTCTACTGGTCGGATATTAACGACGAAACAGACTGGACTCCGGGTGCTGCTAGCCAATCAGATAGTCAGGTAATCCCTGACGGTGGCGATATTACAGGTCTAGCTGGTGGTGAGTACGGTTTAGTGTTCCTAGAAAGAGCGATTTACCGGATGACGTACTCTGGTAGTCCGTTTTTCTTCCAGTTTGACGCTATTTCACGGTCTCTAGGCTGTATTTCTAACGGCTCCATTGCTCAGTACGGTGGATTAACCTATTTCCTAGCGGATGATGGTTTTTACGTCTGCGATGGTCAGTCTGTTAAGCAGATTGGTGCAGAAAAAATAAACCGTTGGTTTTTTGATAACGCTATTCCGGGTGAAATTAGAACTGGAATGAGTGCTACAACAGACCCAATTAGAAAACTGATTATCTGGCGGTTTTCTGGAACTTTTAACAACAAGTATCTGTTAATTTATTCGGTAGACTTAGATCGTTGGTCTTATGCTACGACTACAGCGACATCTCTTTCATTTGTGCTAACACCTTCGGCTACGTTAGAGCAGCTAGATAACTACAATTCTAGTATTGATGCCTTAGATATTCCGTTGGATTCTCCAGTATTTGCTGGTGGTCGGTTATTGTTTGCAGGTGTAGCTGGTAGCAAGATTATCTCGTTCTCTGGACAGCCTAAAACAGCCAATATAACGACTGGTGACATTGCTATAGGTCGTTCTACTGTCACGTTAGTTAGACCGACTGTAGACAACGGTAGTTCTTCTGTAGCGATTTCCAGCAGAGACTTACTTACCGAGGTGGTTGAGTTCTACCAAGAGACTGCTGCTGACGCTGAGAACCGAGTATCTATCCGGTCTAATGGGGAATATCACAGACTGAGACTGACTCCGACAGGGGCTAACTGGAAAACTGCTGTAGGGCTAGAGGTTGACGTTGTTAAGCAGGGTAATCGATGACTAGGCGTATCCAGTTCCAGACGTTACCGCCTTTCGGGTCTGATCCGAGGCAGGTTGCTGAGGTTGTTCGTGGTGCTATGAATGGCAAGACGAATAACACCGGAGAGATTACATTAGCTACAGGAAACGCTACTAGCACTACCCTTTACGATGACCGTATAGGCTTTGACAGCCTTATTTTTTTCGTACCCTTATCTGCGGCTGCTGAGGCTGATTCAGCACCTTACGGAGCGTTTCAGGACACCACAGACCAAACCGCTGCTAATACGACAACTGCCTATGCTGTTACGTTTAATACAACAGACTATAGCAATGGAGTTTATCTTTCTAATAGTTCTCGTCTTAATGTCAGGAATTATGGAATTTACAATATTCAGTTCTCTTTTCAATATAAAAACACTACTAACGATGGTCAGGATGTAGACATCTGGTTTAGGAAGAATGGAACGAACGTAGATGGGTCTAATAGCCGATTTCATATGCCAGCGAGAAAGAGTACGGGCGATCCTAGTCACTTGATTGCTGCGATGAATTTCTTTCTAGAAATGAACGCTGGTGACTATGTAGAGCTTATGTGGAGGACTAGCGATGTAGGTGTTTCGTTAGAGCATTTCCCAACGAGTACGAGTCCGACTAGACCATCTATTCCTAGTGCTATTGCGACATTGAATTATGTAGCACCATCAGCAACGACGAACCTGTATGTTTCTACACAACAACAGGGTGAGGCAACCATTACACATTGGGCAAATGCTACAGCAGACAAAACCTACGGATATATCGTTGTCGGTTGAGTTCCGATACATACCAGTCGATCAATTAAGAAACTGGTGGGGAACTATTAAACCGGGATTAGAGAAGGTAAAGACTCGGAGTCCTGAGAACTGGATTGTTGAGGACGTTTACACGGACTGTTTTAACCAGAAGGCTATGCTGTGGGTGGTCTTAAAGGATCAGCATTTTGCGGGATTCTTTATCTTGCAACCGATGGGCGATGAATGTCATATCTGGGCTGCTTGGACGTTAGAAAATGATTATCAACTGGTAGATTCAGGGTTAAAATACATAAAAGACATGACTCGTCAAGCAGGGGTGAAATACCTGAGTTTTTCTAGTCATAGGCATGGATGGCAGAGAAGGGCGAGAGCATACGGTTTCCGTCCTAGACGATGGATTTGCGAGGTGTGATATGGGTGGTGGCGGCGGTACTCAAGAGAGTAAAACAGAGATCAGCCCGGACTTTAAGCCGTACATAACGTATAGCTTAGGTGAGGCTCAGAGGCTCTATAAAGGTATGCCAGCGGCTCCTGAGACTTTGGCTGTGGCTCCATCAGCAGCGACTCAGCAAGCTCTCCAGATGGCTCAGGAACGTGCTGTAGGTGGTTCTCCACTACTACGGGCTGCTCAGGCTGAACAAATGGCTACGATTGAAGGTCGTGGCGTTAATCCGTTTCTAGGTGGGGCTTTGGAACAAGCTAACCGTCTAGCGGGTGAGCAATATACCCGGAATATTCAGAATCTACAGTCTAGGGCTTCTTCTGCTGGTCGTTATGGCTCTGCTGCAATGGGTCAACAGGCTGGTACGGCTCAAGATGTTTTTGCTCGCGCCTTAGCGGAACAAGGTGGTCAACTAGCGTATTCGAGTGCTGAAGCTGAGAGAGCTAGACAGATTGCTGCTGCTCAAGGTGCGCCTCAAATGGCTGCTGCTGACTATGCTGACATTCAGAGATTGTTGCAGGTTGGTCAAGGTCGTGAGGGTTACGAGCAACAGGCTATTCAAGGTCGATTGGCTGCTCAGGACATTCCGTTACAAAGATTGCAACGTGCTGCGAATGTGTTCTATGGTGCGCCATTAGAAACGACTACGACTTCTACTCCGCAGGGAGGTAAATAATGGGCGATCCGCTAACTATGGCGATGATTGGTGCTGGCGTGGGTGCTGTCACTAATCCTAGAAAGCCTCTACAGGGTGCGTTGTTAGG